CGCCCTGCCGCCCTCGTAAGGGCTCCCGCCGTATGACTGCACGGCGAGGGTCACCGAAGATAGTCTGTTTTTCTCAGACGAGCCAAGCTTGTCGATGATGATATACTTCTGCGGCGGCTTTGCAGGCTCTTCCATAAACACAGGAACGTCAAGGTTCTTGCTCAGATAGCCCAGTATAACTTCTTCTATCATTTTCTCAGCACCGCCTTTAATATGGCATTGTCTTGCTTTGTTTCCTTTCTCGCCTTGTAGGTCACAGCCTTTATGCTTGCATTCACACGCTTTTTGCCTGCATAGGTGGATACTTCATAGCCGTCACCTAAACGTTTGGCAGCCTTGTTTGCAAACTCACGGCAGATGTTCTCCGCCTCTTTAGACTTTAGCATTTGCATTACGCCCTTTCGGTCAAGAACTATCTTTACCTTATCCATAGCGTTCCACCTTGACTTTCTTGTTCCAGCTGAGCGGCAGATTTTCTTCAATGCCCTGCGTATGGATACCAACAGTTTTGAACGTCATTCCCCAGAACTCAACTTCTGTGTTCTCCCAGGTGTGAGTGTCGCCTTTCGGTATAGCAAGCACATAAGCTATGCGTTTGCCCGATAAGTTAAGCTCGCTTATAACATCATCAGACGACGGCTCGCCTACAAGAACGTTGTCAACAAGCTCCCAACTATCCTCATAAGTTGGTCTGCCAAAGCCGTCAACACCTGTCTGCGTCTGCACTTTAAGCTTCACCGAAATTCCCTTTATCATTGTTCTCATAGTCATATACCTCCATAGCTCCCCACCTCTGACGAATGATACCAAGCTCTTTCAATTCGTTTTTGAGAAAATATAAAGATTGTCCTGAATTGAGATAAGTCATTGACACCGAATAGCCCATAGCTGCCTGAGACGCCTGCACAGCAGGTGGTGCATTATCAGCCGAACAGTCAAGACTTCTCACAACAGCCTTTGAGATTATCGCCTTTACTGTCAACGCATAGTCTTCATCACTCGTCACAAGGGTATTGACATCAACGCCATAACGCTTGCCTATAACACGGAGCTTTGCGCAGGCGGTCTCGATAAGACTATCCGCCGCCTGCTGCTCCTGTGATGTAAGCTTTCGTCCGTATACTGCTATGTCGTCGATAGTGGCATAAACGCTGCTCATTCTGTTGCCTGAACGGCCTGAACGGCTGCAAATGCCTTAGGGTCAAGGATAGCAAAGCCGATATAAGCCTCTGTTCTGAGATACACCTCATTGTGTCCTTTCAGATCTCTGCCTGAGTTATCAGGGTCGCCATAAGGAATGACCTCCAAAGGAAGTTCCTTAGCATAGCCCCACTTAAAGGCTCTCGCAAAGTCGCCCACGATAGCTCTGTCTGTACCCTTATTGAAGTTTACAGTGGAGTTGACGTCACAAGCTGTGCCATTGAGATTGCCTGGATTTGCACCAAGACCAAACTCAGGATACTGCTTTACGCCGTTGACCTTGAGCTTTGCAAGTGCAGAGGCAAAGTCCTTTGAAAGTGCAAAGCCTGTTGCCTCGTAGTCGCCAAGCAGAGCAATAGCGTCTTCTAGATTGCCCTCAGGGTCTGTGCTGTCAAAATCGACCTTTGCACTATTGTCAGCTACCGCCTTGTCGATATAGTTATTATCCAAAGCAGCGACAACAGTTTTCTTTCTTGGATTGATTCCGTGAAAGCCAAGAATGTCGATAGCACGAGCAAACTTGATCGCTGCACCCTCTGCAAATGCTTTCATGACCTCAAGCTTTTTCTCGTCTGTTCCATAGATGAACTCGTCACTGAAGCGTGCGCCGTATTCGATCTTGAGCGGACGCATTGTTACCTTGCCGAGCTTAGCACTGCCTGCGGATTTAGCCTCGCTTTCACCGATAACGTCCGCCTCATCGTCCATAGAGAAAACGAAATAGTCGTTGCCGTTAAAAGATACAGGATCTCTGCCGCTAAGCTTTGCAAGGGAGGAATGACCCTTTACTGTTGAAAAAATGCTTGTTACTGTTTCAGGCTCAAGAAGTGTGCCTCTCTTAATTGTTTCTGCCATGATTATTCTCCTTTCAGCTTTTCAAGTGTTTTTCTAAGTGCGTTTTCCGCACTGTTTTTGCTTGGGTCGCCCTCTGCTCTGAAATCAGGGGCATTGTGTGATGTCTTAAAGTATTTTGACATCTTTTCTGCATCGGCTCTTATAGACTTTTCGTCCTCGCCGCTGAGCCTGTCCGAAAGCTCCGCAGGAAGTCCGTACTCCTGTGCGGCTCTCAGTTTGCAAAGGCTCTGTTCAGCCGCCTTGCCCTTTGCCGTAAGGTCTGCTATAGTGGTTTCATAGCCCTTGACCTTTTCTGCCATATCAGCAGGGGAAACATATCCCTCAAACTGCTTTGTGACAGCATTTGTGTTTTCCTCCAGCTTTGCATTTACTATCTTGTCAAGCTGTTCCTGCGTCGTGACAGGTTCAAATTCTTCTGCCATAATATCATTCCTTTCAAATATCAGTAGCTTATCTTTTGCTTTTTCTTTTCTTTAGCGTTCGCACAGCTCCAATGTGCAAGCACCACCGACTCTAACAGCGAAATGTCAGCACCCTCCATAATAGAGCTGTAACCGAAACCTCCGCCTGAGCCTATGGCTCTGTGTTCACAGTTTGAAACAGCCTGCTCAAGTGCAGGTTGTTCTGCGTGGCATATCTTATCAGCAAACAGACTTTGCTCAAACTGAGCTGACGCCTGCACCACCTCAGCAACCTTTGGCAGCACAGCCTTACACTTAACTCCTGCGTCTTTCATATCACTTTCAAGCACAGCCTGTCCGTTTGCACCGTCTATGGTCACTTGCCTTGCGTGAGGATTCCTGAGATATGAGATCATCCAGCCGTTCCCCTCTCGCACAGGGCGGCAGTCAATAGCTTCAACGAATATTTTGCCGTCAGAAGTTTTAACAGCAACTGCAAGAGAAACATTTGCCGTATATCTTGCATACTTAACACCGAAGAACAGTTCAGGCGTGCCTGAAAGTTTTGGTGCTGTATCAAGCTGATAGTTATGCCATTCCTCCCGGCTTATAGCGGACTTCTGATTGTATCTTAACCACAGACCTAAACGCTGAATATTATCGTCTGTCTGGTCTTTGCCAAGCTCTGAACGTATCTTACGCTCGGTTAATATCGTGCCGAGTGAGGGATTTGTTTCATACCAAAGTTCAGGGTCATGTGCGTCAGCCATTTCAGGTATGCTCCACTCTGCCCAGCCGCTGTCAACGTTAGTTCCGCTAAGCGTATCACGGCGGTACTGATAGAACACAGTTCCAGATGATACCGCAGTGGGAGGAGTGCCGCACATCAGTGTCTGAGGGTTTGCAGAATCGGTAACAACGTATTTCAATGCACTTTCTTGGTCAGCCGTGTACTCCTGAGCCTCGTCTATAACGAGCAGGTCATAGCCCTCACCAAGTCCCCCTTTTGATGACCGTGTACGGAAGTTGATAAGACCTCCGTCATTATCTTTGAGCCACTCGATACGTTCAAGGCCAAACTGTTTTGTGGTCTTGAAGTCCTCTTTTTCGGTATATCCTGCCTTTGCAAGACGTTCAATGACCTTTTCCCATGCGTTGTGAGAGGTGGTCGTTCTGTGTGCCGTATAAAGAACACGCTCTCCGTGGATAAGTCCCCAGAGAGCACGCATTATAAGTATTTCAGATTTTCCGTTACGTCTTGGCACGCTGTAGCCGTATTTCATATGTGTCCACAAGCCTTCGTCATTAATAGCCATGATGTCGTAGAGCTGTATTTCCTGCCATTCCTGAGCAGTCCTGCCTGTGCTGTTATACAGCTCTACAGCCTCGTTGCCCTTAGTCTGCTCATAAGGCAGGACAAGGGCTGTGGTGGGGGTCTGCCTGCCGATTCTCTTATCCTCAATAGGGAATTACCTCCTTTTTTCGGGTACCAAAAAAGCACCCGTTAAGGTGCTTAGTTCCGATGTTTGATTAGTCTATTGTCTGCCAATCTTCCGACAACATATCTGCTTGACTTGCAAGCCAGCCAAGTTGTACGCCAGAAGTTCCCACAAACGCTAATGCTTTATTGCCCATATCCTTATGGTCTACATTTGTCACAGTACCATTAGGTGATTTATAACTAACATTAGTGGCAAGCTCAACATACTGTCCTTTGCCATTCCAACCTTTTCTTGCTATTTTCTTACCTCTCTTTGCTTCTTCGATCGCCTGTCCGAAATTCATATTTATCCGTCCTTTCTGATTTTGGGTATAAAAATACCGCCTCGCCGTAGCGGAGCGGTTATTAACTAATATTTGAGTTCAGGAGGTAACTGCTTTTCTCGAATGTCTGTCTCTGATACTTCTATACGAGAAATATGAAAAGCTTTTTTACAGTCATTGCACCAAACATCTCCATATCCTTTACCACTGCTTATTTCAAGCAATCTGTAATCTGTATTTTCTTGTCCGCAATATGGGCATTTGCCTGCCTTATGGAGCTGCTTTATACTCGCTAGATTGTCAAGCCATTTCATACTATCACCTCTTTGTAACCAAGCTATAAAATAATCGTTCAAACCTATAAGCTTGTTTTTCCATTAAATCTAAGTTTTGCTGAGCATATGCTTTGCCATGTTTCTTTAGCTGTAAAACGTGGCACTTTTCATGAAATATGGTTTTTACTAATTCCTCTTCAGAAGAAAATGCACTTGGGAACAAGTCTATTCTTCCTATGTTATTATAGTCTGTTGAGCCATAAAAAGGAAGTGCAAGGAGTTTTTCAGAACGCTGAATCTTAAAGGTTATTCCGCTAGTATCAATAGAATATTTTCTACATATGTTCAGAATTTCTCTTTTCTGCATTGGCACTGTCAACGTTGAGAACGCACCTATGTTTTGCTCTTTTCGTTCAAGGTTTCTTCCTGATTTCATTATACCACTTTTTTTCGATTTGTCAATCCTGCTAAGCACTTCTTTTTCCTTAGCTCTCGCCTGCTCAGGTGTGAGCCTTGTGACCTGCTTGCGTGTTTCGATCTCTTTGCCGTTTTGAACGTCTGAATAGCTTATTTGATCATATGTGCCTGCCTTTTCATTGACGTAGGTTATCTCACAGGTGCAGCGCTTATGCCGCCGCCACACGTCCTTTGGAACATCAGGATAGACGTACTTTCCTGCAAGCTTTGAACACCATGCGCAGCACTTGCTGTGGTCTGAACGGATAACGTAGACTTTAAGTCCTGCCTTACTGCGAAAGTCAGCATTTGTTTTGACATAATCGGTGAAAATAGAGCCGTTTATGTTCTCAACTGACGCAGTGAACTCGCTTAGTGCCGTCTTGTCGGTAAGGTCCTTTTGAGCAGTTACTTTTGCAAGATTTTCTATCCTCTCAGAGGGGAAATCTGCTCTTTGTGGCTTTATGCCTATGCCTGCCGCCTTATCAAGCTGCTTTTGGATATTCTCAGCCACAGAGTTTATAAGATCGTAGTTATCACCGAATATATCACGGAGTATCTCAGCAATAAGCTGTTCATCTGTAAAAGCCTTTGGGCTTTCGGTTATGCTTTTTTCAAAGACTTTTTTCAGCACAGTTCCTGTTGCCTGTGCGAAGTCATCAACATCAGTGAGGTTTGCTTTACCGCTTTCAAGCCTTTTTATAATGCTCTGCAAATGTTTGTCGCTTTTTGAAAGCTTGACAAGGTCGCTTTTTATTTTGTCTGAAAGTGCGCTCATTTGCCGTCACTCTCCATACCTGTGAGAGCCTTTATGTTTCTTGCACCAAGATAGTCAGGCACAGCCTGGTTTATCTTCAAGATAGCGTCGCCCACACCCGAGAGTGCCGCAGCGTCAGGCTCGAAGATAGGCAGCCATGCGACTTTTGTATCTCTGAACGCATCTCTTTGATATGCGTATCTGTCACGGATACAAACGGCAAGATAGCCCACATTGAGCAGACCTGTTCCGAACGTCCTCTGTGCCTTGCGTGCCGTTAATCGTAGGTTTTCATGACCTGCCTTGATAGCCTCTGCGCTGGAGGGGTTTTCGGTGGCAAAGCCCAAGTCATCAAGGGTCAGTCCTGTTTCTCCTGCGAACAGGCTTGCAAGTGTTCTCAGCTGTTCAGTATATGGCGTCATTGATTGCTGTTGAAACTGTCCTACAATGGGGTGATCGCCGTCGCCGTCTTTCGTGAAATTCAGAAAAGAGGATATCGTAGCAAGGCGGTTATTGAACTCTGCGTCCTCAGATAATCCAAGCACATATTTTTGAGGGAAGCTGTAAAATTCAGCCGACACCTCTGAGCGTTTTATAGTTCTGAGAGCTGTCTGTGTATAGGCAATGCAGGCTCTTGAAATACGGCTGTGACCGAACGGACGCTTTGCGTCAGGACGATATATTATCGGCACGAGCAGTGCATATGGTGCAGCGTTTGGTATACGCTGAACAAGCACACCATGGGAGTATATTTCCGTCATGCCTGCCATGAAATAAGCCTCTGTCTTTACAACACCCATGCTGTCTCGCTCAAGCACTGCATAGCCCTCGGTAAGCAGATTTGTCACAGGGTCAATGATACCGGTGGCATTTGAACCATCAATGACCTGCAGGCGAGGATAGCCGTTATCTTCTCGGATATAGACGAAAGAACACGCTGAGATAAGAGCCGAAAGCACCGCAGAGTCAATGAGTATATCCTGATTGTTTGACAAGAATATTTCGCTCAGATTAAATTCATCATTTTGAAATTCGTCGAACTGCAAGCGGTCAGCAAGACTATCGACTGCTTTCGCACACCAGCCGACAGTTTCCTTTAGCCCCTTGAATTTTTCGGGAGCAAGGCTCGAAAAGTCCTGTGCGTTATTTTTCATTTCGTAGTACTTATATCTCAATAGCACTCGTGTTTGTTTATCGGCAAGTCTGCGTCGCAGATAGTCAATTCCGTATATTTCGTTTGTCATATTTTTGCTCCTGTTTAAAATTCTGCGAGATATTTACACAATGAAGGCGTGAACGTGAAATTGCCCCTCAAAGGGGGTGGTATGCCCCCATATGCTCAAAAAAATTGGAAATTTCGTGGAAATTCGTGTTTAAATCGACTTCCAATCAAAAGTTTGCGGTAAAACACGGTTGGATACGGCTTCTACCTTTTGGTCATACACCTGTTTTTCTACCAATTTATCAGATTTCTGACGATTGCAACACCAATGAGCAAGCTGTAGGTTTTCAAGGGCTGAGGGGTGACCGCCTTTTGCAATGGGTATGATATGATCAATGCAAGCTGACAGTGGGTGCGGATACTTCAAGGAAAAATCAACAGGTTTACCGCAGATACCGCAGACTGTTTGGGTAGCATAGATTTTCTTCTTGTTGATGCGGAACTGTGTTTGATGTGAGCCGTTTCGGTCGGGGCGTGGTACTGGCATTGTATACCTCCGTGCAACGCAAAAGGCACCCCATAGGAGTGCCTCTCACAAATATATTATAAGGAGTTTTGTAAATGGTGGAGCAGATCTGAGCGGTGGCTCGCTCTCGACCTGCATAAGCCCCTTACGGGGCTTAGAAAATTGGAGGTGTTTTTAACGAAAATGCTCGTCTGAGGTACATCTACACTTTCCTCAGTTTAAATTATAACACAGGTAAAACGCACAAACCGCACAACTTTCACTTTTCTTGCAAATATCTTTGAATTTTCATTCGCACTCCGCTCTCCGACATTCTCCCACCGCTTACCTGCATAGCTATCTGCAAGTACGTCTTACCCTTGATGAATTTCAGCACGAACATTCGCCGTGTCTGATAGTCCTCTATCCCCTTGATAAACTCCTCCACAGACCTCTGCTCACGCTCTAGCCGTGCCTGCTCGCACAGCAATGAAAGTGTATCACCACTCGGCAGAAAGCCGTCTATGCGTGTGCTGTGTGGTGTGTAGGACGGTGGAGTGCATACGCTGATACTGTCGGCAACGTACTTACCTGAAAGCTCCGCCTTGATGTCCTCAATGGCTGAGGCGTTCCTGCGGTAGGCTTTCAGGCGTGACATGGTCATAGGGTCGTTTCTTTCCATAGGATCTCTCCTCTCTTATTCCCAACACAACATACCCATTCTTTATTCCCCAGCCGTTGAGGATATATATTATCTTGTATGTATGCCCTGATATCTCATGTTGTGCGTGTTCTCTTATTGTGCCGTCTGAGCTGTGATAAGACGTTCCGTCAGTCGGTATAAATCTTATCAGATCTCCTGTCTGAAAACCTCTGTCATTCTTCCTGACCTCGAAAGTTTTCTCACCGCTCAGAACAGCGTCACAAAATTCTGTGTTAAGTTTCAGATCATGTGTTTTCACTTTACCCCTCCTATAAACTCATCTGACTATCATCATAGTCAACTTTCCTTGTTGTCAGCCTGCCGTTATAATCAGGGTAGCTATTCAACCTTTTGTACCTTCCGCTGGTCTTGTCAGCCATAAAGCTATTATCTTGTTCAGGCGGCGTTGGCAGGTAATATTCCTGTGGAATTTTCAAATCGTTAGCCGTGCAGATATCCAGAATGTATCGCTTGTATGCCAGAACATGGTTTCTGCACAAATTGGCATTACAGCCGTCAGGCCATGATGGATCACTACAGCCATGATCGATAATGGACTTGTACCGCTCTATTGACTTCACAAGGTCTGCCGAATACTGCTTTAACAGTTCTTCGGGTGTTTTGCCCTTTGCCATTTTACCCCTCCTCAAATTCAGGACATTCCGTTACTGTATACGAGTGTATCATACCGCCCTTTTGTGCCTCGTACATTCTGTGCTGACACGTCCTCCAACCCTCAACCGGACTGCGGTCTATGGACCATGCACATCCTGTGAGGTATTCTCCTGTTATCTTATCCTTTGTCGGTACTGCGTGATGACAGTACCAGCAGAGGGTGTTTTTCATTGACTTTGCCCCTCCCCCATACCACATAGGATATCATTGAGACGCTTACAAACCTCACAGCCATCATGATGTATCTCGTACTGACATTTCTGAAACACCTTAGCATATTCCCCATATGTCTGCCATAGATCAAGTGCATAAGCCCCATTGATGTATGCCCTGTATAGTTCCTGCTTTTCATCAAGCGCCTGTTTCTTGTCTATCTGCCCCGCTCTGAACTCTCGGTACACAATGCAAAGCGACTTGTATAAAAGCTGTTCTGCCTGTGTCAGCCCCTTTGGCAGTGGCAGAAGCTTTGCCGCCATTCTGTTCAGCTCGTCTGCCTTCTTTATGACATCAGCTTTTACCAGCATTATCATCACCGCCAAGATAGTGCATCAGCATATCAGCCGCCTGCTTCCAGCCGTAGCATATCGCCGCCAAATAGTTCTGCTTGCCAAGCTCCGCAAACCACCACATCTGATTATCTGAGGGCTTGCCATTCTCCGCTTTGAGTTCTATGAACAGCCCTTTGTTTCTTCCCCTTGCCACAGGCAGGAACAGATCAGGAACGCCTGACTTCACACCCATAAGCTTTAGCCTTTTGCCCTCTCTCGGGTCGCAATGACGTTCGTTCGGTATGTGAAAGAGCAGTTTCAGCTCAGGATAAGCCTTGCGAATGCTTGCCTGCTGCGTCCACTTGATAAGGGTCATTTGCTCTCTATCTTCATTTCTTGCCATATCATCACCCTTTCATTATCCTGTTGAGTATCTGACTTGCTTCAAACTTTGTCAGATTTTCTATGTCGATATCCGAATTGTTGAGATACTTCCTGCCTCGTCTGCGGATAAGGTTTTTCTGATTATCAGTAGCAGGTGCTTTGCCCCACTTGCGGCAAATATTCAAATCCCATATGTATTTGCTGTCCGCCTCACGTTCGCAAAGAAGAGTGTACGCCTCGTCAAGTGCCTGCTGCATAGGTATTTTCTGACCTTGCCATACTGCCATACCCAAAGCATCGGGTGCAGATATCCTCAGCGTTTTTCCCTTGCCAAGACTGCATTTCATATCGCCATCCGGCAGCTTAAACCAGTTCACGTCATGGGTATTATATTTCTGCTCCTGCGCCCACAAGTCAACGATACGAACATTCTTTATCCAGCTTTCAGGACAATCCGACATCATAGCAGCCTTTTCAGGAAGCTCAAATAGCATTCCCTCCATTTTGTCCTGACTCTTCTTTGGCAGCTCAGAAATGTCGATACCAAGAAGACTTGGAGCTGTTCTCAGGCTTGCCTTGCCTGTTACTCCTACGCAGTCGATGAGCGTTAGTTTGTCCTTGTCGGGGTGCAGTCTCAATCCTCTGCCTACCATTTGCGTATACAGTGCGTCAGACTGTGTGGGTCTTGCTATGATAACAGTTTCCACAAGGGGTATGTCAGTACCCTCAGTGAACACCATGCAATTCACAAGACAAGGTATCTCACGCTGAGTAAAACGGCGTATAATATCAGCCCTATCCTTAGTCTGACCTGTGACTACCTCAGCCCCCTCGATGCGTTTTGCTATCTCGTAGCACTGTTCTACAGATACTGCAAAGATAAGTGTTGCACCTTTGGCGTGTTCTCGATACGCTTGTGCTATAGCGTCCGCAGTGCCGTCCATTGCTTCTGCTAGCTCGCCCGGAGCGTAGTCGCCAAGCCGTGTATGTACCGCTGAAAGGTCATAGCCTATGTCGGCACGTTTGCAGAGGATATCACACAGATAACCATGTTCAATGCCCCAACGCAGGTCACGTTGAAATATGATATCATCAAACACATCATTCAGTCTGCATTTGTCAGCCCTGTTAGGTGTTGCCGTGAAGCCCAGCAGAAGACGTGGTGTGAAGTGATCTATGACCGTCTTGTAACTCTGAGCCGCTGCATGGTGTGCTTCGTCTACTATGATGATATCAAAATCATCAGGTGAAAACCTGTCAAGCCTATGTGTCATGGTCTGGATACTTGCAGACACCACTTCTTCACTGCCGTCAGTATGGTACTTTGACATTTCAACACCCTTTGTGCAGTCAAAGTATTTCAGAGGCTGATTTACAAGTTCCTCTCTGTGCGACAGAATAAGCATACGTCCATGACGTGGAATATTTGCAAAAGTCACTGTCTTGCCAAGACCTGTCGCCATTTGCACAAGATGTTTTCCCTGCCTTGCCTGCGTTATTTTATCTATACACTCCTGCTGATAGTCACGGAGTTTTATTCTTGCATTCATTTGATGTTTTTTACCTCCTTATGTGGGACGTGGGGGACAGCGTGGGACAAACGTCCCACACGAAAACTATGCGTATTTACGCACTTTTCGTGGTGTTGTGGGACTGTGGGACAAATTCGCACATTTTCCTATATAGGAAAGCACACATATATTTTAACAATATGTGAACAAAGCCGTGATTCTATATCACCTATTTAAAACAGGTATATATAGGGGGAAAATGTCCCACAGTCCCACACTATGCAGAAAACCACGCATTTACGCTGTTTTCCTCGTGGGACTTATGTCTCACAAAATGCCGAAATCCGATATATCCGTCCCACGCATTTCTTCTTCGGTGTAATAGTCCGGTGTTTCGTCGGGCAATCTCAGCACAACGCACTCAACGTTCACACCACCGATACGCTTGCCACGAGTATTGTTGCGCCCTCTCACAAGTATCTTGCCGTTAGATTTTAACCAGCTAAGTAATGCCCTTGTGTCGAAGCCCTGTTTTGAAGCCGCTTCGTCGAATTTTGAACGTATGATATACGCAAAATCGCCCTGGATAAGTCCAAACACTTCGCCGCTATTGTCTTCGCCTGTCGCAAAGCGCTTGCTGTTGGAAGCCACCCAATCGCACATATACTGATACCCTCGTTCACCTGCTGATACCGATTTTTTGGTCTGCAAATACTGTGAGATATCGTCAATTGTTAGTGGCTCGTTCGTTTTGAACACGGACGCTTCTGCAATCATATCAGCCGTGAGTATCATTGCCGCTGCCATTGCCTGCTTTTCTGTTGTATCCGACTTGCAGAGCTTGGCGAAATAATCGTTATAGACCTCTTGTGCCATTGTCAAGGCTTTTTGTGAGGACAGCTTTGCAACGAACTCTCGCCCTGCAAAGCCATAGTTTTGTTTTATCACTGCCGATACTGCCATGCCGTCTGCTATCACGACATTGTTTGATGTACATTCAATGTCGATAACTCTGTTTACCGCTCCTGCGCCTGCTGAACCGCCCACTATGGGGCTTTCACCTGTGGTAAGGATAGTGTTTCGCCATGTCGGTGTACGCTCTATTCCGCCTGTTTTTGTGCCCCTAGAACGTCCAACGCCCTGTGCAAGCTGATAAACGTCAAATCGGCTTCTGCCATGACTATCTTTGCTGAGCTGGAGTTCGTCAATGAGAAACGGCAGGCTGTTGAGAAACGCTGCTGTTCGCTCGTGGCCGACAACTGTGCTGTTGAACGTCTGAATGTATTCACCCATTTCAGGGGTTCCCCAAACAGAAGCCGCAAGCATTAAAGCAACTGTCTTGCCTGTGCCTGAATCAACGCCCCATAGGTGGACGAAGAACGGCAGACCGCCAAGCGGCTGAATAAGTGCGCTTGCAAAACTCGCCGCAAGGAATATCTTTGCGGTCACGCTTTTCCTGCGGCAATCTATAGCGACTTTTTTCCATTTCTCATAACTGCCATGACTTTTTATAGAACTAAAAATGGTGGAATAATTCTGCTCACCGTCAAAGGTCAGTCCCTCGACGTATGGCGAAAAGCCTGCGCCGTTTATGTAGCCAAGCCTGCCCACTGACCTTTTCAGCGGCAGAGAATTGCGGTTAAGGCTCTCAATCTCTTGAAAGTACGAAACAAGCTCTTTGGCGGTCTCAGAAGACACATCAACACCGCATTTGACTAGCTGTGAAATGTTTCGGCTGTTATATAGTATCTCTTTGGATACGACTTTCTCCTGCCATTCTCCTCGAGTGCGGTAAGCTATGTTGAGCTTTTCCTCACCCGTGTCAATGTTCTGCAAGCACTCAAAGGGAATGATCGGGTGGTGGCAGATAACGTGATAGTTACCGCTTTCGTCGATAAGATAAACACCGCCGTCATCAACGTTGTACTTGCCAGCGTCAAGCTGCATATACGGACCTGAGAATGCAGTGGGGTTATTGATGATAATGTTCGCCCCACGCTGCATTTCACGCATTTTGACATAGTTCTTATACAGACCTTTGAATGTCTTCACGCCCACCTCTGCCGCCTGCTGAGCCATTTGCTCGATTTTCAGATTGTGCATAAAAGGGTCATTTTTGTAATCGTATATCGCTTCGTATGGCTTTTCTGTATAGAGAAAATCGTCTTTTGTATACTTTACAGCAACGGCGTTTTTCACCGCTTCCGCATCGCCCATGTCGATATCAAAATGCTTTTCCTCGTTCGCATCAACGTCAATGATATCGTCAGAATGGCGTTCCCTCATCATTCAACACCTCCTCAAAGTCGGAAAGGTCACCGCCTAGCTCTTGCGGGGGTGCTGCTTCTGCGGTAGGCTGTACAAAAACTGCTTCGCACACAAGATGTACGTCAACTTTTTCTTTACCGTCTTTGCTGGTATATGGCTTTTTCTCCACCTTGCCCACACAAAACACAACGTCAAACTTTTTCAACGCCTTTGTGGCTCTTGCTACAGAGTGCCAGCACTGGCAGTTCACCCATACGGCTTCACCACGCTCGCCTTGCACCTTTGACTGACGTTCGCCCACTTTTACCGCAAACTTGGTGAGCGACGAGTTGTTGCCGCCCACCTGTTTGTATTCTGCGTCCTTTGCAAGGAAGCCACTGATGATAACAGAGCCGTCAGGTAATTTTGCTCGCATTAAAGCACCTGCTCTTTCTCTGTCTGGAGCTGGTCTATTTCGGCTGAGATATCTGTAGATATCTTCTCATACTCAAACCACTCAGAAACCTTTGTGTTCTTATCTTTGAGCGAATTGAAAATACCGATATAGTCTGTAAGATCTTCGGCTGTCATGGTGTCAAGACCTCTGCCAAGACGTTTCTCTATCATTTCCTGCGTAACGCCCAGCTTCTCGAACTCCACCACCATTTTTCTTACACGGTCCGTAAGAGGGATATTATTTTTGCCGGCAAGAGTCTTTCTGCATTCTGCCACCGCCTCTTCCACAAAGTCCGCAGGAAGTACCGCAAGTATCCTTGCTCTGAGCCTGCGGCCCGCCATATTGGCATTGTTCTCATAGATATCACGCAGGCTTGTGAGGGCTTTTATCTTGCCTTTTACTTCTTTTGCGTGCGGATTTGTGAAATTCTGCACCGACATTGTGTTCGTCTCCAAGTCCCAAGCATACGCCTGCATTTCTGACTTGCCGTTGTCCTGAGAAAGCTCCTTGATACCGAAGTCGATATTGCCCCAGCACCTTGCAAGTTCTTCGGCAAGTCTGATAGTTGGTCCTGACACAGTTTCTCCGCCTCTTGGATAGCTGTAAAATGCCTTGTTTGCAAGCCCTGTACGCTGACAAGCCTTTTTCATATTGGCAAAAGCCTGTATCTCGTTGCGTGGAAATCTCTTTGCGATAACAAGCTTGCCCTGTGCTTCTGCAATGGCTCTGCTTGCTTCGATTGCTACAGTACCCTGATTGATGTTGTCAAGAGGCATAGTGCTGTTCTGCGGTACTTCCGGTGTTACTGTTACTGCATTTGTTATTTCGTCCATTGTTTTGTCCTCCTATTCGTATTCTCTAGCCAGCCAACCAGGCAAACTTATGACGTTCAAGTCACCGTTTCTGCCGTTGTAGCTGTACCAGTTACCTGTTTTAAGACACTCTTTGAGAGTGTAAAGATAGTCGTTAAGGTCTTTTGTGCCTTTCTGTATGATAAAATTGTCGGCTTCAAGGACGTTGCAGGCATAAGGCGGTGATTTTTCAACAGCGATAAAAACAAATCTATGCTGTTTGCCTTCCACCTCTGACACACCCTGCGTGTACATCGCCGCCTGCAAGTCATAACCATATTTAATACAACTGTGCATAAAGCTGTCTGTATCGGCATTTTCTGTGGTTTTTAGGTCTACTATGACAGACGTTGACCTTAGATCCGTTCGGCAGTCGGGGCGGCATTTGAGTTTAAGCCCCGTGAGCTTGTCCGTCCAGAAGTATGATTTTTCATGTTCACCGCCGTTTAGCAAAGCGGCAGCATACTTGTTTGACATCACACTTTCAGCCATTACCTGTATCTGTGCAAAAGCGTCCTCGCTTATGGGTATCTTACCGCTTGCCTCTATCTGAGCCGCAAGTGCCTTGCCCTCTTTGGTACGCCTGTCAAGCTTCGGAGCGACTATGTACTCACTGTCGAATTTGTCCTTTTCAAGAACATAAGCGTGAAAGGCTGTGCCGAAAGCAAGCGCAGGGGTCTCTACTTCGGGATTTTCAAGGGCGTACTTGAAGTGTGCAGGCGACTTTGACAGCTTGAAAAGCTGTGAGCGGCTGAACGCTTCGTCATTGCGATAATCTTCCGCAGACATTTGTTTTTTCATTCGTCATAGTCCTCCTCTTTATATTCAGCTCCTGCCAGCGTGGCAAGTTCATAGACTGAAATATCGTCGTCCTGATTGATTTCTTCAATCAGAATTTCACGAAAACAGTCTTTGCAAAAATCCTTGCCCTCGTAGCAGAAAACATTTTCGCTCGCAAGGTCTAGTTCGCCTCTGCATTTGTCGCAAACGACCACAGTGTAGTTGTGGTCTCTGTCGCAACATCTGCAGCCGTCAGGACAGCCGACACAATCATTAGCCGTGTAACGCATTTAAACTGCCCCCTTATAGCTGAAAAATGCGATATTTTTGTACATGAAATACGATTCGGTTCCGTTTTCAAACACCTCAGCTCCGACCTCTTTCGCTACGGCATGAATGTCAGGTGGAAATATCTGAACACCCGATATTGCTCCGTCAAACGTCCACACGTCGCCTATCATCATAGGGTAAACGCCTTCGGTAACAGTCCCATACTTTTGCGTTTTTTTCATTTTCTGCTCCATTAATGCCATGTCAACCATGATATTAAGTCTTTCTATCAGAGTCATTTGCTGTCACCACCTCTCAGCCTCTCGATATTTTTCTTTAAAGCTACGATATATCCCGTCAAATACTCGTTCGGATAATCATTAAGGGCTATTTCTGATATTGCCTCTAGCTCCTCTTGACAAATATCAAGCAATGTGCTATCATCAATATGTATGTTATCGGTATCTTTTGATACCTCCGAGCTTGTGCCTGTTGCCGCAGATGCAAGCTCATTTTTTATGTATTTGGTTAGATATACACCACACAAAAAGGCCTTGTGTCTAAGCGGACAGTCTTCACAAGTTTTGAATTCGCTATTGCAAACCTCCACCGCCTTTTCAAACTCCTCTTTCGTTATCATCGTCATTCTCCTTTCCAATAGGTCTTACGCTCATATACTGCTTGCCGTCATAGTCCATCTTCTTCACAGGTTCAATCCCTTTCTCACGGAGCGACCTCGCGGCATCGCCAAGCCCTCTGTCGAAGTCCTCACGGATCTTGTAGAACGCACATCTGCGACAGTAGTCCTTCGTTGGCGTTACTGTCAGTGCACCGCACTCGCCAGGATTGACATTTGAACGGAACACGCAAAGGCTTACCGCCCCGCTGCCATTGTCAAGGGGCTTGTCCCTCTTAAATACCTCTCTCATCACTATCATCGTCTTCGTCCTCCTCGTTTTCAAAACGTTTCTCCCAGTGCCTATCAGCCACGCTCAGAACAAGATATATCACTACATCTATCCCTGCAAGCACGGCTATTGTTATCAGCAGTATCAACGCCATTTTACCACTTTCCTTTCATTTCAACTTCGACCTTGACCACGGGTCTGCCTGCTTCTCTTACCGCACGCTTTATGCTCTTCTCTGCTTCCTCGTAGGCAGTTTCTTTTACACTTACATACCACCTGTACGCTACATACATTGCAAGCACCACCAAGAGCGCTACCGCTGCGGCACATCTGATTATCTCTAGTACGGCTATCATTTTCTCACGTCCTTTCCGTAAAGTGTGCGGAGTTTTTTAAGCCTTTTCTCGAAGTTGTCGATATCAATGCCCCACACCTCGTAGGCTATCTCGGTATTGACCGAGTGTGGCAACCATGACTTCACGCCACGCTTTGCCATTTCTTCCTTAACAGCTTTCTTGATCTTGATAGTCTGCGTTTCACCTGTGCTGAACAGCTCCTTGATATCCGCATTGGTTATTTCGGGCTTTTCATAGTACAGCCGCACTGCCATTTCAATGTCAGGTGACCTCATTTAGTCCACCTCCTCGATAGTCAAAACATTCTCATGGGGCCAAATAACACTTGCCTTTGTCAGAGCCTCGTACTGACTCTTTGCTGCTACTGTGAACACCCTTTTATAATGATACTGGTCTACTGTTGTTACTTTGTACAGTTTCATTCTTGTACCTCCTCTTTTTCTGTCCGTTCAATCGGACTGTTAGCTGTTGACATTTTCAGCGTTCTGAGTATAATTAATGTCAAGGACTTCATTGATAGCCGTTTCTATCTTGGTAGACTTTATCTCGCCTGTCATTATCTTATACAGATTAGATGTGTCGAGATAAGTTTCAGGAAGAAGCTTCTTGACTTCCTCAATGAGCCATTTCTGTGTCTTATTGAGCTTAACAAGACGTACCTTGACTTCCACGCCGTACTCTGACAGTGGTCTTTTACGTTCACTAATAATTAACACCACCTTTGCACAATATTTAAAAATACAGTTGGTTATAGTATTGACTTTTACGGAAAAATGTAATACAATGTAGTTGTAAGATAATTTATTACGTTCTTCCGTACTGTCTATGTTTGTATTATATTACGTTTCTCCGTAAATGTCAATAGTTAAATTAATCTTTATTACGGAATGTCGTAAGATTGTACGGTTGCACAAAAATCGAGGTGTAACTATGTCAGAATTGTACATAAGAATTGAAAATCTGTGCAAGGAACATAAAATTTCAATAACGGCAATGTGTAAAGAAGCAATGGTAAGTAGAGGATCTATCACAGATTTGAAACAAGGTAGAAGTAAAACTCTTTCCTCTGAGGCGATTTCAAAGATAGCGAAACTTTTTGACGTTTCAACAGACTATCTCATGACAGGCAATAAGACCGAGTCACAGAGTTCGGATATGGACGATAACATCAAGTTCGCTCTCTGGGGGACGGCAGACGTTGATGATGATGTGCTTGCAGACGTAAAGCATTACGCTCAGATAGCACGGCAGATGAGAGAGGATAAGAAAAATAAAGAATAGAGGCGGTACATATGGATAGTGCTGAACTGCGCAATTTTGCGGAGGGCAGAGACATTATAGTTATTGACGGAAAGCTAAGAAATGAGCAGAAGTCCATATCCATTAGTGATAGGGGACAATGTGCGATTGTGGTAGACTCTAAGAAGATCACCACGAGAGCAGAAGAAACTGTCATAATGGCTCACGAGCTGGGACATTGTGAAACAGGTGCATTTTATAATGAAAGAACGCTGGAGCTTCGTTCTCGAATGGAGTTTCGTGCAGATAAATGGGCAATAAAAAAGCTCGTCACAGAGGACGAGCTGATAGAAGCATTTGAAAATGGTATCCTTGAAATATGGGAACTTGCCGAGTTTTTCGGTGTGACCGAAGATTTTATGGTCAAGGTCTGTGAATTGTATGGATATTATAACAGGGTGATATAAAAAGTCCCTGTCAGCACCGCAAATACTGACAGGGATAGCACACAGAGTTTTCTCCTGCATGATTACAAATACATTATATCACCAATTTAAGACAATGTAAATGATTTCATAAATTGTTTACAAATGTCGGAAATTATTGAATTACAAGGAGGAAGTTTTTTATGAAGAAGTTTATAGCTGGAGTAATTGCATTATCGCTCGTTTGCGGAATGTCCGCTTGTGGAAGTGGTGACAGCTCATCTTCAAGTGAAAACACTACTGCAACAACTACCACTACTACAACATCAGAGGAAACCACAACGACGACAACCACAGCGGAGACTACGACTACGACGGAAGAAATGACAACAACGACGGAAAAGCCTACCACAACAACGACTACTACGACCACTAAAGCTACTACCACCACTACAACAACTACTGCTGAAGAACCCAAAGATCAAGTTTTGTTTGATAATAACGGAATTAAGATTACCTTTACTGGTATGGATTATACAAGCAGTATATTTGGTCCAGAAATCAAAGTACTGATTGAAAATAGCACGAGCACAAATTATACAGTTCAGGTTCGTGATTTTTCTGCGAACGGCTTTATGGTTGACACAACAATGTCTGCGGATGTCAATGCAGGTAAAAAAGCAAATGATTCAATAGGAATTAATAGTTGGTCATTAGAGGAAAATTCTATATCCGAAGACGATATGCAAACTTTTGAATTCAGTTTTCATATCTTTAATTCCGATGATTGGTCTGACGGCTTTGATACTGAAACTATAATTATACAGCTTTAAAATAAAAAAAATCCTCTGAGTGCCGCAAACACTCAGAGGACGGTGAGCTGATATTGACAGTATCAGCTCAGAAAATTCACACCCAACAACCACGAAAGGGCGAATTCTGCCCTTTTATTGTAGCACACTTTCGAGGAAGTGTCAAGAATAGGAGGAATATTTATGCCGATCTACAAAATGACAGACAAGAACGGAAAGAACATCAGAAAAGACGGTCTGCAAAAATATCGTGTACGTATCAATTATACGGACAGTTTCGGAAAGTCTCATCAGATAGACCGTGTGGCGTTCGGTGCAGAGACGGCTAAGCAGCTTGAAATCCAGCTTACACAAAAGCTCAATGCTAAAGAGATAACTCCGAAAATGACTATCGGACAGCTATTCACGGAGTACATCACCGCCAAGCGTTCAGAGGTCCGTGAAACATCACTGGACAAGTCCCTAAGAATACTGAAAAAGAACGTCCTGCCCACCTTTGAAAGCGTGAGGATAGATAATCTGAACGTGCCAATGGTGCAGAAATGGAAGCAGGAGCTGTCAGAGCAGGGATTGGCTATCGTCACTCGAAAGAACATTTATGGCGAATTTCGTGCAATGATGAACTATGCTGTGAAAATGGAATACATTCCGAAAAACCCCGTTATCACCGCAGGCAACTTCAAAGCGCCCCTTGAAGCCAAGAAAGAAATGCTTTTCTACACGCCTGACGAGTTCAAGAAATACATATCATCAGCAAAAGAATACTCTCAGGAAGCAGAGGACGGCGGCTCAATGTACGAATGGAACTACTATGTATTTTTCAACATAGCATTTTACATGGGTATGCGAAAAGGCGAGATATACGCTCTGCAATGGACGGATATAAAAGACAGCTACATATCTATCACCAAGAGCATTGCTCAGAAGCTCAAAGGCGGTGATCGTATCACGCCGCCAAAGAACAAGCCAAGCATACGTACGATACAGATACCAGAGCCGTTAAGAGCAGTGCTGTCAGAACATTACGAACGCTGTAAGAAAGCAGTGCCAAAGTTCAGCGATGATATGTACATCTGCGGCGGTGAGCGTCCTATCCGTGACACGTCCCTTGAAAAGACAAATAAGAAGTTTGCAGACTTGGCAGGTGTCAAACGTATCCGTATTCATGACTTCCGTCACAGCCACGCTTCCCTGCTCGCCAATGAGGGCATAAACATTCAGGAGATAGCACGGCGTTTAGGTCACTCCAACATATCAATGACATGGAACACCTACTCGCACCTCTACCCACGAGAGGAAGAACGTGCGGTGAAGATATTGAACACAATCGTGTAAAAATCGTGTATACAAAAGAAAACCACCGTAAATACGGTGGTTTTTGTTCGTTTGGCGGAGATGGAGAGATTTGAACTCTCGCTACGGTTTTGCCGTACTACCGCATTTCGAGTGCGGACCCTTCAGCCACTTGGGTACATCTCCTTGTGTCAACTATACTATTATACAAGTAATCACAAAAAAAGTCAAGCCCTTTGTGCAAATTTAAGCACAAAGAGCTTGTCCATTATCTATTGCTGAGCACGCCTCTGCATCTCCTTAACATATGCAAGCGTTTCAGGAGTGCAACCTACCATTGCGTTGGGACAACATTGGGAAAGCAATTGCATAAGCCCCATGGCGGTGTCCTTGCCCTTGGCATATACGTTAAAACGCAGTACATTCTTCTTGTGCTTCGTGCAGACGATTATCTCGTTGGTGTAGCTGATGAAATTCATACTCGCTGTGTGCTGGTAAATGCCGTAGGCTTCCTCTCGCCAGCACATCTGAAATGGCGCTTTCTTGTTGGCAAGCACCCTGTCGGATACGATAATATAATCGTCCTGATATTGTATGTTGGCGTAAAGCTCGTCAGCCTGCTGTAAAAGATCGGGATTGGCTTTGAATATGCCGCTCTTTTCAGGGTGCGTCCTCCGTGACGTACCAAATATAAGAAATATAACACCAGGCGTAAGTGCAAAAAGTCCAAGTATCAATACGCTGTATTCACCGGCTACTACCGCCGCAAATGAGATAAATCCACCCATTAGCGTGAGTATCACACCGCCAACTATCATTGCTATCATTCTTTTTCGTATGTTGGCAAATACTACTTCCCGTCCCATTTTCGTTACCCCTCTTTACTTT